AAATAAAGGTCGAGTAATATTGCCAATACAATCAGGAATTCTTGATACAAACACAGTTGGATGGGGTTCTGATGAGTTGGACCCCCTATCTATTGCTGGAGCAAAATTATTCAGAGATGCTGTTCAAAAAGGTATGGGAACTCTTGGGCAGGGAACTAAAGGTATAATAGAACAAATACAAGATAATGCTCCGGGTGCTAAAGATGCAATCACTTATGAAATGATGGCACAGGCACTGAATAAACCCGCAAATGCATTATTAGCAAGAGGAACTGGTGCAATTATAAATCCAAATGTGGAATTATTATTCAATGGAGTATCATTAAGACCGTTTAGTTTTAATTTTAAAATGTCTGCTAGAACTTATGATGAAGCAGAAATAATTAAAAAAATAATATACTTTTTCAAAAAGGGGATGGCAGCAAAGCAAACTAAAAGTAGTTTCTTTCTTAAGACACCATATACATTTTTGATTGAGTATAGACACAGAGATAAAGAGCATCCAGGAATGAACTTAATTAAACAATGCGCTCTACAAAACTTTGGTGTTAATTATACTTCTGATGGTCAATATGCTGTTCATTCTGATGGCAATTTGACATCATATGAAATCAGTATGCAATTTACAGAACTAGATCCATTGTACTTTGATGATTATGATGGTAAACACCCAATAGGATACTAAAATGTCTAGACCATATTTCCGCCAAGTACCAAACTTTGATTATGTAAGCAGACTTGCTGGTAATAAAAATATATCTGATTATATCCAGGTAAAAAATTTATTCAAGAGAGCAAAGTTTAGACCCGACATTGAAGGCAATCTTTCTTTCTTTACAAACTATACGATAATTGGAGATGAAAGACCTGACAATGTTGCATACAAATTTTATGATGATGAAACATTAGATTGGATCATTCTTCTTTCAAACAACATTGTGAATATTCAAACAGAATGGCCTATGACACAAAAGGCATTTGATGAATATCTAAGAGATAAGTATGGAACTGGACTGACTACAGAAGAAGATATTTACAATAATATCTTTAATGGTATTCATCACTATGAAACAAAGGAGGTAAGAAATAGTGCAGGAACAATTATCGTACCAAAAGGAATCCGAGTATCTTCAGATTATACTGTAAGTTTTTATGACTATAACATAGACAGATATGTTGATATTGTTGATGTTGTAGATGAGATTACTAACTATCAATATGAAGAGGAACTGCAGAATAATAAGAGAACGATCTTAGTTCTTAAATCTGATTACCTAAGACTTGTATTTGATGATATTGAAAGACTACTCCCATACAAAAAAGGTTCCACTCAGTATGTGAGTGAAACCTTGAAGAAGGGACAGAATATCAGACTTTATGAATGATCACTCTTCAGCAAGACGCTGGAAATAAGAGAGTGCATCATCTTCATCCTCATCATTAGAAGAACTCACTACAGGAAGTTCTGGTTCGGAACGACGTGAAGTAAAGTCGGGAGCATAAGAACCACGATCATTATCTTCATTATCAACCTCTTCATCCAGACGAGGACGAGCAGCAGTCTTTTGACCCAGAACATACTTGAGACGCTTCTCAAGATCTTCATAGGACTTGAATTGATCGGGAGCAGTTACAGCAGTCAGAGAATACTGCTTCTTCCAGACTGCTTCCAGAGCATCATCGTCATCCAGCAGAGGAGCAACACGATCAAACTCAGACTTGTCATAGTTCCAGTAACCATCCTTTTTCACTAGCTTCAGTTTGAAGTTAGCACCTTGCCAGAAGTCAAAGGGATTGATAGGAGTTTCATCTTCAAACTCAGGTTGCATTGCTTCCATAATCTTGTCGAAGATCTTCTTTCCATACTTGAACAGGAAGACTTTACCTTCGTTGGAAGGATTAGCAGGATCCTTCACCACATAGATGTTAGAGTAGTAAGACAGTTTACGCTTCTGCTTACGAACAGTTTCTTTATCTTTATCACTACCACTGTTCCACAGTTCGCGGTTGTGCTCAGACACAGGATCTTTCTGACCAAGAGTAGTCAGAGAGTTTTCAATGTACCAACCACCAGGACCTTGGAATGCGTGAGAATAAATCTTTGCCCAGGGAAGTTCCTCACCCTCAGGTGCAGGAAGGAAACGGATAACTGCAAAACCATTGCCAGTTTTATCCATTTCGGGTTTCCAGAGACGGTCATCACCGCTGCTGGAAGTATTGCTCATCTTCTCTACTTCTTTGACCAGTTTCTGCGTGAGAGAACCAAGAGAAGATTGTTTTTTGAGATCAGAAAAAGACATTAGATTACCTCGGATTTTGTACGGATTTGGCTTGTGTGTACCTTGTTATTCTACAGGTCAGAACCAGTCTTGTCAATCTGGTCCTTCATCACTTCAAGCATTTTGGACATATTATTGAAAATAACATTCATATCAACATTGGGTGGGAGTCCCATCATAGATGCAGATTCTGTAATGCGTTTCTTCATTTCTTGTGCTTCTGGATCATCAGACAGACTTAATCGAGTATAAAGCACTTTTTGTTTATCAAGAAGTTTTTCAAGAATGGCAACGTGACTTAGTTTTTCTTCCCTACTCATTGTAGGAAATTTAAATACATTTTGATAAACTTCTTCCTGAAGTTCACTGATTTCTGCTATTTCTGATCGAACTACATCAGAATTAAAAAAGGTCATTGATCCCCCAGAATAATATTTTTCAGAATGGTTTTATAACGCGGTACATTAATATGTAGGAAAGGAGAATACTTTTTGAGTTTTCTACTTACGGTTTCCCACACTGGGTCTTTAAGTTTCTTATCAAAGTCATTCCCGAACAGGAAAATTCTATCGTATATCACTAGGGTTTCTAGGCTAATTTTACCGCTCAGGAAATTTTTTAAAATGGGTGGATGACCTTTACTACACTTGAAAACATCATCTACTTTCTTACCATCAAACAGACTTTGTGTTTCTTCTCTGAAAAGATAAGAAAGAGATTGAATTTTTTTCTGCCAGTCTTGATATCTTTGCTCCCCTTCTTTCATAATTTCTCCAATCCATAGAGATTCTGGATCGCTACAGGAAACAAAGTTTGCAACGAAGAAATCAACTACCTCTTTATCGCTCTTATTTCTTGCAAACTTTTCAAACCAAAAGCGATCCTTACGCTTATAAAAAGATTGCACCGTTGCACGACTCTTTCCACAATACTTATGATAGTCATAACTATCTTTCGTAAAGTGATTCTTTAGAGCAAGGTATTCTCGATAGGCATCAAAGGGCATCATTAAAAAAGTAATATAGGGAATTTTTTGCCGGGATTTTTTCCGCCCAAAAATGGAATCAAAGTGGCAATTTGGCACGGGAACTTCTCTTTAAGAAGTTCAGCTCCATTGCCTCATACTTAATCTTTTCTTTCAATGGTTTTGAAATTAGTTTAGGCACAGACTCAACATCAATGTTATTCTTTTCGCAGAAGTGAACAATAGCATCAATGTAATTCATATCATCGTTTGTTTGAACCAAAGATTCAATCTCTTGAGCGAACCTTGATGGGCAAAAGAATTTACTTTCTAATACCTTTTCTAATTCATTCTCCATTTGACCCAGTATTGTGATGTACAAATTCTTTAATGTAGCGAACTAACAGTTTAATATAATCCCCTTTGTTTCTTTTGTCAAATACTTTTACTTCTCCGCCAGGAGTAACCATAAGAGTAATGAGCTTGACGGGAGGTATTTTAGTTATTTCGTAGTATGCCGCAGCATAAAACATTTCCTGAACGAAATAATTTTCAATCCATTCTTCTGGTTTGATCTTATCAGAAGTTTTAAAGTCGATGACTGCTAACTCTCCTTCATATTCAGCAATGCAATCAACTCTTCCTGCCAATCCAAGATACTCTGAGTATAAAGTGCGTTCAATTGCATGAATATTATTTATCTTATCAAGATACGGTTTAGCGTGATGAAACATAAACTTTGTTAGGGGTTGATAATCATCCCAGTTTAGTTCTTTATTTTCAAGATAGTCTTGACAGACTTGGTGAAAATCAGTTCCTCTTGCAGTTGCTTTTCTTGTAATTGCATTTGCCTTTTGTTCACCAACTCTCTTTCTCCACTCTACAAATATTTGACGATTGTAGAATGAAGTGACAGAAGTAATAGAAGGCACCCACTGCCCATCAGGGAGATGATACAGACGGATGCCATTTGTTTCTTTCTTTTCTAGTTCAAGATCACCCAAGTAATTATGATGAATAAAACTCATAAACCAACTTCCATTTTCGCAAGAATATATTCCTTCACAAATCCAGAGCGAACAATATCCTCAACTCCAAATTCAATAATATCAATTGAAGGCATAATACGAAGAACTTTCATGAAGTCAATGATTCCATTCTTTTCATTCGTCTTAATAAGATCTGATTGAGTGGCATCACCACAGAACATAATCTTACTATTTTCACCAACACGAGTAATTATACTATCAAGTTCGTGATAGTTCAAGTTTTGAAATTCATCTACAATAATAATTGCATTATCAAGAGTTGTACCACGGATAAAAGAAGTACTCCAAAAACTAATCGTACCTTGAGTTTTGAGATTACCATAAAGCATTTCAAAGTCTGCTTCACTTGGTAATTCAAACATATACTTTACCATATTCTTATATGGAATCTGATAAAGAGAGGATTTATCCTCATGATCGCCCGGAAGAAAACCAATTTCCCTAGTTGCCACAAGGGAACGTACAATATAAATTTTTTCGTATGGAGTTCTTTCGTCAAGTACATCTCTTAGAGCATTATAAAGAGTGATAAAGGTCTTACCAGTACCAGCACAACCATATGCTACAAGGTTCTGATCAAGTTTATAACAACGGAAAAGTTCCTCTTGATTATCTGTAAGAGGTTCAATCTTCCTCATCAATTCTACATTAAGAGGCTTCTTTCTTTTCATTTGCTTATTGCTCATTCCGAAAGGTACTGGAGACTTTGGAGAATTTCTTTTTGCTGGCATACGAAATAATTAGATGGGTTTTACAGTGGATCCAGGTGCTTTAGAAGCTTTGCGAAGAACATCATTCCATCCAGGATGAGTCTTCTTCAGTTTGTCATAGACTTCCCCAACTTCTCCAAAGTTTGGAAATGTTGATGGGTCAGAATAATCTCTTTCCCAGTCTGGGTTGTCTACTCTCCACTGATCCCAGTCGTGAACACTCATTTTAATTTCTTTTTGTTCACCGGTTTTTCGATTGATAACAGGATAGATTGCCATTTGTTACATAAAACTATAAGGATATTTATTCAATAGTAATGGAAGGAGCATCAACACAATCTGCACATCCTTCACGAGTCCAACCAAGTGCTTCAGATACAGATGGGAACTGACAAGTAAAGATGCAACGAACTAGTTCTGCAATTTCCATATGTTCTTTCTGTGTTCCATGTGAAGAACGAAGATCGATATAATGGATCCATGACCTTACAGAACCGGTCATATAGAGGCGTGTAGGCGTCGCTAAGGGCAATACAAACCTTGCACACTCCTTTGCTACTCCTTTCTCCAGAAGACGGTTGTAGAGGCGTAGAGATGCCTCAAAATGAATTCGAATGTCTTCTGTCAAAGTCAAACGCAAATAATCAGGAATGTCATCGATTGAGTTCTGGCGGTTCTTTGTATCTTGACGACGAAGTTCTGGAAGAGGAATAGTCTTGTTCAGAAGATTTGTATCAGCATAACGCTGTGAAAATTCTTGATATGTAAAGCTCCTATGACGAAGGATTTGTGCTGCAATACCACGAGTAGTATTGATCTCTACAGTCATTGTTGCTTGTTCAAAAATACTCCAATGTTGATGTTGAATGCAGTACTTAAGAAGACCAGAGAACTTTTCGTTTTCTTGATTTGCTGGATTACTTACCCGAGCACAATATGCCATATGCTTCTCTGCATCGGGTGTAACACTAATCAGTTTTACTTCTGGTTTCATATACTCAAACTCTTCAATCTGGGTATCCATCGTCATCTCCGTCATAAAATACTTCGTCGTAATCGTTAATGTGTGGTAATACTTCCTCGTACCTTGTTTTGTACGAATCTACATCAGAATAAATCTCTGACTTTAAACAGTCTACCAGAGACTCAAGGTTTTTGACAATTAACTTAAGCTTTTCTCTATCCATCTTTATCAACCTCAACAAAGGTAATTATAGTTAAAAAAAAGAGGGGTGTCAAGACCCCTCTGATTCAAACATTTTTTCAAACCATTCCACTAGATGAATACGGTAACAAGACCAATAACGACATCCACGATATGTTAAAAGATAACAAGCGGGACTTCTATTGTCCTTGTCCATATCATCATAGTGATAATGGTAGTCTTGCATTATCTATTACCAACTAGTTGAGCAATAGATGCTTGGTGACGACGATCCTGTTTTTGCTTCTGCTCTTTAATGAGTTGAAGCACATTGAGTTTCTTCATCACTTATGACCCTCCTTAGTAAACTTAACACCACGATAGGTTTCGTTATACTGTTGGGGTTGCTGCATCATCTGTTGTTGATACTCCAGACGCTTCTGAGTATCATATTCAACTCCTCTGTAAATAATTTTTGCCATTGAATTTCTCCTAAAGAAATGAGAGTTTTAATTCCCGTTCCTTTGGGCGGCGTTTCCGTTCGCTATTTGAAAATAACGAATGAACGATAATGCGTTCCGCGTCGTCCTACTTGCGATCCCAAGAAGTTTTATGCGTTGAAAACTAATAAAAGTTTTACAAGTTGAAAACTAATTTTGGGATTGAACGTAAGGTCATTATAGACC